CTGTGAGCAAGACGCCGGATAGTATTCGCTGCACGGAAAACCGTCAACGCGGACGAAAGCCTACTTTTAAGATAGGCCGGTTTGATGTCAACTCCCCGATACCAATGGGCACCACAACTTTCACGAAACCAAGTCTCTTTATAAGTCTTGGCCTCGTTTATTTGAAAGCCATAGTAATCCATCAGGTCGGAGAAGAGCTTGTAGGCCGACACCGGTAAAACGATGTCGTCTCCATATACGCAAACTCGAGAAACTGAGTGAACGTACTCGGCGGCTGCTTTTGCCGCCGCGTAAAATATGAGAGATTCCAAGGGAAAAGTGAAGCCGTTCCCCATACTGGAGAACTTGCTCCACTCGACCCATTGGTCACCTATACGCCCAAGGCGTGAACGACACGAATCCATCACACTAAACCAACGAGGGGGAAGCAATTCCCTCACCAGTTCAGTAGCGATAGAGTCGCTTGCAGAACTAAGGTCAACAGTTGCATACTCGCCAGAGAGAGATCCCTGGCGAGCGTACTCCTGATTGATTCTTTGGTCCCGCAAATTCACACCAACTCTAAGTAGACGTCTTCTTATGCACTCGCCGAGGCCCTGCTGAAACCATAGGTTTAAGCCTGGCTCAACGGCGATAATGCGGTCAGTCGACGCATCCTTAGGAACAGTGATAACCTTATTCCCAACGCAAAATGTAAGAGGTTCGTTCGGAAACGAGCGTTCCAACACTTCGCGGCCCCACAGCGGATAAGCTTCCCGCAACAGGGAAAAGGGAACAAGGTCGTACAGATCTCGTGTTATCCCAGTTTCAAACTGGAACTTTTTGGAATGACTGGCATCACGTCTCTTTATCAGAGTTGTGGCACCAGGGCCCCAAGTACACGATTGAACCATCTCTTCTGCACAAAATTCGCCCAAGATCTTCTCGATTTTAAATTTGACTGCTTGATGCAGCCAAACTACTGGACCCCTAAACAAGGGATCCAATTCGGGACGTCTAAAGCGAAGATTCGTGCTCTTGCAGCGCTCTTCAAAAGAGCGGAATTTCGCCCAAGCAGCTTCTTCCTTGTTGACAGTCAGACTCAGAGAGTCGAACTTAGACAAGTATTTAGTTGCAAGGTACGAGTTGCAAGATTCTTCCTGACTATTATAGTCAAGAGGATTGAACTTGAGTCCGGCCAGTTGATCATGTTCTCGATTAGAGAACATCAACCAAACAGCAAGGGCTCTTGGACAATCCAGCGATGAAAGAAAAGATTCAATTAATCGAGGTGTTACACCCCTGTGAACACGGAACTTTCTAGCAAGTTGAACCATGCTAGAGCCATACTTCTTAGAAGACATGGTAGCCTCCAGAGTTTTAACTACACAGGAAGCCCCGAAGCGGGATTAACCGCTAAAGGGAGGTTCCAACGTGGTAATCATCGTTCGCAACGGCGAGCCCGTAGCATCTGAGGGCGCGTCGTCACTCGCGTTGATGGTTGCAACGAAGAGCGAAAGAACCTGGCTGAAAAATGATTCACGTTCAGCAAGGGTCCCCCGCTCCGGTAGGAAAAACTCCATGACAACGCTATGATCGTATGCCTTCTCCGGGGCAGGCTGGATGCCTGTCGAGGTAGTCGGCGCGGTCGTAGCGAGTGTCGGGAAGCTGAACTTGATCGTAACGCGAGTTAGTCGACTATCTCTAGTCGGTTTTCTCATCGAAACTGTCAAGTTGGGGAAACCGACCTGGATTCCTCCAGCACGGTCGACCCATTTATAAACACCGGGGGCTGCAAGACCATCGGGGCTCAAAGTCGCGTCGTAGCCGACAGTAGCGCTACCCGTCTTGAGGACGGACGCCGCTGCCAGTGCCGTAGCGATCTTTATGGCTGCTATTGCAGGCATAAGGTACCTTCTTTGAAAGAAAGTGACGTTAACCTCTAATCACCGGCCAAAAGCACCTCTCAACAATGCCAAACCATTCAGAACATGGACCGTAGAGATAGGGTTCTTAAAACGTGGAAGATCGGGTCGCGGGAAGCTAGTAAGCTTCGAGCGATTCAATTTAACACGTTCCCTATCGTACGACCCATAATCATGGACAATTTGCCACGATTGATAAGGTGCCCTGGTACCAGAGCGACTAATAACGCCGGAAAACAGCTGTCGTGAAAATCGGGTCTCCACACCGTCTACGAACTCTAAGCCGTCGAAATTACTCAACGACTGCAGATAGTTTCCGATAGGGAGGAACCAGTCAATCACGAAGCTGTAGGGGAGAACTTCCCAGACAAGGTTTACTGGGTTGTTGAAGCCCGTTTGTGCCAAGAAAGCTTTCAGGCGTGAATCCACTTTGTATCGGAGTTTTACACGATACCTGCCATGGTGATGGTTTTCCCACCTCCCGACAGGAACCGTGTGAACCGAATCATCGTAGATAATACCTGTAGTAATGACTTCCTTCGAAGCAGAAGCGGAAACGGATCGAACAACGTGCTCAGCCTGTTGATAAAACAGGGAAAGGCTCCGCATCGACCCCTCAATATCCATAAGCAGAGGCTTCCATCCATACTGGAGCTCCAGCCAATTATTGGCCAAAGAACCAGAAAAGGACGGCTCCTTCGCTTTACGATACCGAGGGTTACGACCAGATCCTTCCCAGAGAGATTTGATAGCGCCAGCGGGGTCCTTCCTCCGCAAGGAGGTAATGGCACCCGTGAGGCGCTTCACAGTCGAGTTCATCATGCTCGACAGCTGTCCGAATTGAGCCATATCTTGGGCCAAATTGGCATCCAATTTCTGACTCATACGTTCAACTAATCTCTCTTGAGCAACAGCCGTCAAACTTGAATTATGTTCCAAGTCCGGCGGCATGTTCGTAGCACCCCCAGCAGCTGCTTGCCAACCAGTAAGATAAATTTGAGAGGCATCCGGCGACACAGTGTCGACGAATACCGACAAAAACCCACCATCCTGGTTAACTTGCAGATCCACACTGTGATCATTTACAGGGAGGAATCGTTTCTTCAACTTGCCAAAACCCGGAGTTCGCGTACCAGACCAAGTACGGTATGACGCCAAGTAGGGCACGGTCGTATTCCAACTGACCGTCGCAC